CACATAAACCATTTCTTGCCACCAGTACGCGCTACCATAACTAGCAACATAATCAGGCTCGCGAGTAGGTTTTACAACTTCAAGATACCTAGTTTCCATAAGAACTCACACAGGAAGTATATACGAACATAAGACTCTCTGTTTGACAACTTGCGGCCATAGTTTGCCTCGACCATTTTTTGGCATCTAATGGAGTAGATGCTGCGCCACCTATAATCGAACTTTTCGTTAATAAATTCTTTTCTCACATGAGATGTTATACTTTCAAGAATTTATTGCCTTATCAATGAGATACGCAGCGTACTTCTCCTTAAAGTCTTCTTTAAACCTATCGGGATAGATGTCTTTGTCCCAGATTCTAGCCGATAGAACTGGTAGATCATCTGTCACCCAAAAACCTAATACGTAACAGCTATATAATTCATGAAGAGAGTTACGGGCTGTCACTAACACCTTACCTGTTTTCATATTAAAAAAGTGATGTACAGGGAAAGGCGCTGCGGATACCTTACACATAAACGTGTAATCAAACGTAAATGTGTGGAGTTCGCAACGGATATAAACCTTGCCAAGTTCTTCGGAATACTTGATGTCTTTAGCTTCATATCTATGAGCAGGACACATCATCTCATTTCCTTTTGCAGTTGCATGGATACTTGCGATCGCACATTACGCAGAAGCAATAGATCTCAGTGAGACCCTCGTAATGCTGTAATTTGCAAAGATGAGCTTCAGTTTTCCTTATCTGTTCCTTTGCGGGTTCTTTATACGTTGATTTTGAAGTCGTAGAACAGACCAAATAGCAGACGTTGTCAACATGAGCAATGCTTGCTTCTGCAATGTTGCCTACTACATTAGGCTGATAATAGCCGGCGAGTACTACCCTAGTAACTCTATACCTGTACTTGATTGGCTGCACCTCAAGTATTTCAACTTCGATCGTCTTATCTGAGATGATGTCACCAACTATAAATCTTGGCATAGAAACCCTCCGTTAATAGATATGTTCAGGACATGAGTAGCGCCGGCGTAACAGTGTCGGCGCCTGGGAAAGCGGGCCTGGTATAATTAGGATATGGAACAACTTCAATGGTTTGTAGTGATAATGTTGGCAGACCTATCTGCTAAGGTAATTTGCAAGGTCGCGTATGCTATAGATCAGCGCTATAAAGTAGTAAAAAGAATCAGCAAGCCGTTCAAGAAGAAGACGTCGCGCAAGCGTAAGTTGGCTCAGGTTATTGCGCTTAAGAACGCTAACTAGCGTCGCGCAAGTTCATGAAAGTAATAAGGTTTCTCATTTGCATAGCATTCTGAGTCACCAAACGAATACGGATACATGATCGTGTAAGGACAGAAGGAATTCTGTTGCATGGAACTATCGTGATCTCGATTTAAAGCGCAGTGCCCCAACTCGTGATAGATGAGTTCTTCTCTCTGATTCTCAGATGACTTATTCCAGAACGTCCTATCCACCGTGATGCTTCTTCCATCAGTCGATATGGTGCAGTAAGCAACAGCTGGCAACGTTATGGTTCCAAAGCTACCGCTGATACCCTGCACGCTCGCGCCTACATCTCTAACGAACCTATCAAAGTAGGATGCGAGTATGGTATCAACCACAATAGGTTCCTGCTTACCGCATGCAACCAAAGCTAATATGGGTATTAGCTGAAGTATATGCACAGTATGAGCATGCATACGCCGAACAACCATATCGTCATCATATGAACGCGACGAATAGGCAGAATGCCATACCAAGACCACAGAACCACGCGTACCACCTAGGATAGATGTCGGGTCTTTGTAAAGCTAAATATAGCCAAAAGCCATTCACCGCTGCATAAACTAGGTCAACGATTGATAGCGCCGTGTGCATTATGACCTCACAACTTCAGGTGTAAATCCCTTAGCCATCACGTTCTCGTAGTATTCCTTACAGACGAGAATCTCGCGGACAATTTCCTGTCCACTGCCAATCACCTCGTCATTGTTCGTCTTGTGGTTGCGACGCGTGTAGTTCTTGTTGCGAACATGAGTCACCAACCTATGAGCAGGTTCGTTGGCTTTCGTAAGAACTCCCGTTGCAGCACAAATAAACATATTAATTTCTCCTATGTTTATATAAGATCGGAAATGTATGTTACAATAGAACAATGAAGACAAAACAATGTGCAAAATGCGAAAAAACCAAACCAATTCAAGAATTTAATCTACGTTATACAAACTCTACCTCATATCAAAGTAGATGCAAATCTTGTGTTGTTGAGGACAATAGGGTTTATTGGCTTACAAATAAGAAGAAAATGAAAAAGAACTACAAAAATTGGACAAACAAAAACCCAACCCATAGAAAGAACAATAGGCTGGTAAGTATGTATGGTATAACCTTAGATCAATACAATCAAATGGTTGTAGTTCAAAACAATAAATGCGCCATATGTAAGCAACCAGAAACAGTAGTAGATAAAACAACAGACAAAACAAAAGAACTATGCGTAGATCATTGTCATGTCACCAACAAAATAAGAGGTTTATTGTGCAACTCTTGCAATAGAGGAATTGGTAACCTAAAAGATAATCCAACCGTTTGTCGCGCGGCTAGCGACTACTTAATTTTTTACTCTAATCTCAGTCCAAATGTTAATTCGAATAGTGCAGTAGACAAGGCTTCCTGAAATAAAGCGTTTTGGTCTAGCGAACCACGCCACTTATACTTGCTTATGTAGATAATTTCTTCTGAAGTTAGACGCATAAAAACCTCATTCCATCCTTGGATGGAAGGAATGTTTTTACCGAAGACGTCGTTGTACTTTTTGTTTAACTTTTTGCTGATTTTTGCTTTTCTTGCGCTTGGATGGAGCCAATTCAGTTTCATAACTTTTAACTTTCTTTGTACACTCTCTACATGTAACGTAACAACCATCCCTTTTAAAATCATTTGACACTTCGAACTCTTCTTCACAATCATCACACTGGAACAGTTTCACCGACATTCTCCTCATTGTTAAAGCAAGCGAGCTGCTCGCCAGTGTTATCATCCACGATCTCCACAAAATGATCTTTGTCTGCCTTGGCGCACAGATGCTGCGCAATGTAGTGTGCGACCATGTAGTCGCTTGAATCTCTCGACTCAATGAGATACTTGGCAGGACCAGGGTTCTTCATGCGTACATTGATTGCATACCTCATAAATCCTCCTCATTTCTTGAGGAGATATTGTTTCAGACGAAAGCGAGAATACCCAATCGAAACAGAAGGAAGCGTAATAGGTACCTAGCCCTAGTTTGGTTCGACTTCTTGATCTCTTTGGGAGTGGCTTTTCTAAACTCGGCAAAAAGCCTTCTAAAAGTAATCGCTGACTTATCAGTAAACCGATGGCCGCGCATATATTGCTCAGCTGTATTTTCGCCCAACGTTACAAACTCAAACTCGCCATACAAAGGATCAACCGATGGTCCAATGTATTTATAGATAGATCTTTTATAAGACCTATCTTTACCGGTTACTAAGTCACCTCTATTGTACGATGGGAACTTAGATTTCTTTAGGCGGCCCGTAGTCTTTGTGCGTGACGCCCTCTGTGACGTAGATCTTGTTGTTTTCGACGATGATGACGCCAAAGTCTTCTTCATTTTCGCCTTGATATGCGACCCTGCCATTGAGCACGTATCCTTTCGGTGCGAGGAAGTTAGTGATGATATACTTCAGCCATAAAGTATAGCAATAAAACTTCTCTGCTCCGTTCCATTCTATGGCCGTACCACAGTCGTTTGGCTTCCAATTACACCATAAACCAGGTTGAGTAAGTGGAGGTTCGTTATAGTTGACGATGTTATCTTCGTGATCCTGACCAGAATCACCACTACCAAGATAGAACTCTCCATCAATTCCATATCCTTCCAACTTACGCTTCATGCGCCGAGATTCACTAAACCTATTTAGGTATTCGTGTGTCTCAAAGTCAAGCTTCTTGTTGAGAGAAAAGCTACCAGTGAAATCGGTGGTATAGCCCATACTTTCTCCTTATTTGGAAGACGCTGAGGACCCTTTGAAAACCATTCCGCCAAAAACGTTCAGCCAGAATGCTTGGAAGAAGGTAAGATCAGGAAGATGGAATATCTGTCCGACTGATCCTGCCCATGCCCACTGAGTGATGATGGCGAAGAGCAATGCCATGAGAACAACCATCAGAAATATGATCAATGCGCCGCCAATAAACGCTGCAAATTTTTCCATAAAGATCTCCGTTGAATATATTAGGTTCAGGAATCGAGATTGAGGGCGCGTAGCACGATCTCATCCTTAGCGAGTCTGATAATGTGCTCATGTAATGGGAATAGAGAGAATCTCCCAGGATTTGCAACCATCACTTTTAAGTCTTTTAATCCAGTAAGTTGAATAGTTTGTACTAGAACCTCAATGTTTGGACTCATAGGATCAACCTTGTTGCCGATGCAGCAACTTAAATAGCTAGCGCGAAAGCGATTCTTGCATCTAGCAATCTTCTGCTGCTGCTTAATCTTCTTAAGTCTCTTCTGGTCGCACTTTCTCATGTAGACTCCTGTAATAGTTGTGATAGAACTCGTTGACTTCCCTAATTGTCTTCATGTTATCTTCTGAGGGAGTTATAACACGAAGTTTATACAACAAAGAGCGAAGACGATAGATAGAGGCCACAGCGCAGGCTTTCTCAAAGATCTGTTCCATGAACTAGGTGTGGCAATCGTATACAGACACCAACGTATCTTCAGGAAGACTAGCGAGAAGCTGGGTATATTGCTTATTCCATTCCCCTACATCTTTTTCGTTGGTAGCGCACCCAAACCATCCCATCTCTCCGCGCTCGTACCACTTGCCATCTTTAATGACAGCAAACGTAGAGATTGCTGAGTTATAAGCTCTCTCGACGTATTCTTCAAAACTCATCTGATAGTCTTCGAGATCAAGCCACTGCAAGAACTCTTTGTCTTCCTTAGATATTCCAGGCGCACCACCAGCTAATACTACTGCCTTTTTTGCAGCTTGGCCGTGATATAGTTCTCTCTTCTTATCAATATCGATACTCCTATACGCGCCCTTCTCATCAGAGATTTCTTCCCAAGAAATTATAGTTGGAATGGTTCCACCAAGCAAACGCTCAAGCTTACGGTAGCGCTCTGCGGCCTCCTTGGCTGCATCGTCGCACATTCCCTTAAAATCGATGTCTTTCATTTGGGCTGAATCTGCGTAGCCATCTTTTTCCTTCTCATCTGAGCGATTGGTGCCCTTGTACCCACTAGTTCCTTGCTTCAGCTTGAAGAAATCATGCCATCGACCACCTAGAGTATACCAATCCCACTTAGCGTTAGGATTAGACCAGTATCCGTATTTGCCAGTCTTCTCGTCCTTCTTATATCCAACGTAGTCCTCTATGTATTCTTCAAACGTAGGATATTTCTTCTTGATATCTTTATCTGCAGCTAAGTAATCTGCTCTCTCATTAGCTTCGATATCGTTAAACGTCATGTATTCTTTGGGACAATCGCCCATGTTGTTCTCTTGATACGGCTCGAGTTGCGCCTCAGGATTATCTCCGATGACTAATACAGTAAAATGACTCATACATCTTCTCCTATTTTATGCATTGACCGCTCCATTAAGGTGGTAGTCATAGTTTCTAGTTCAAACTTAAGTTGTGCTAAGCTTTTGGTGGTTGTAGACTTTTCTTCTTCGGCTTTTCGAATCTGTTTCTCTCTCAGCTTAATAAGACGGTTCAGTATCCTATTAGAATGAGAAGTGTAGTCTTTGAGTGTTACTTTCTCGTCGCTCATTGCCTGTCTCTGACATAATGGTCATATACTCTATGACCTAGTAATTCCACGATCTTTTCTTCCGCGGTTTGAGCCGATGTACATACCCATCTTGTGTTTTGGAAGTCACGCGCGACTGCTGAATACACCACGAACTCTTCACCCTCTTGTATCGTCTCGTAATCTTGGATGAACTCATCGCCATATAGTTTTACCAATTCTTTTCGTGACCCGCCTTCATATAAACTCTTGATATTATTGATCTTTAACTTGAGTTCTTGTTCTTTTTGCTTACGCGCTCGCTGAGCTGCGGTTTGAGCTTCAGCTATACTATTAGCTTCTCTCTCGTATTTCGCTCTAGTCTCTTCGTCTAGATCGCCATTCTCCAATTGCTCCTCAAGCCAATCAAGTCTAGTCATTTAGTTTTCCTCCTTATTGATATACCTGGCCATAACTTCTCGCGAAGTTGAAAAAGCATTCGTTTCTTTACTTTATCTGTGATCGCGCCACTTCCACCACAAACCGTGCAGCGCACTGGGCAAGCAGAATTCCTATAAGTGATGCCACTAAGATACCCGTTAGTGCATACCCCGCAACTTGTCCCGTTTGGTATAGAGTCGAGTCTAGCTTTTTCTTTAGCATATGTATCCTTTAATGCTTGCTTTGCAGCATCGAGTTGCACTCTTCGCTCATCGCATCCATGAGGTATTCCAAACGATTCCATCAATACATTCTTGATTGTACTGTCTTCCATTTTCTCTTTAGACCAGTATAGATCGTTCGCACCGCAGTATTTACAGGTTACAGTTTTCACTTCAATAACAGGACAAGCATGGAAATGGAAGACCGCGTTGGCATCAAGAGATGCAAGTTTCCACCTACCGTCAAAATCTTGACACCAAGTAAGATCAGAAGCACCGCATTTCTTGCATGTCGTCTTTTTACTCACTCTTCCTCCACAATAGTGGCAATCTGTCAATGTACTCTTGAGAGTTATAGCTATCCTTATCGGGCCATAGTTCCGAGCCATCTTCTAAATCATACTGAGGTAAGCATGATCTATACCTATAAGCAGGAGTTCCATCTGGAAACTCATGCGTGCCAAGTATGACAATGGGATCTCGATCTCTGGAAACTATGTCTCCTTCTTTAAATTTGCTCACACTTACCTCTTATGCTTAACGATGAAGTCGATCAATGCCTTCTGTCTTGGCTCATACACTCGCATGCCGATGATCTTATCCAACTGCCTTCTCGCTACAATAGCGTCGTATGCGTGCGTAATCGCATCGCGTTGCTTAATAGCAAAGTCTCGAAGTTCTCGATACTTATACGCTCTCAGCATATCTTCTTCAGAGAAGTCGATCGCTTTTACTTTTCCCTCTTTGACGATAGTCTGTACGAGACGACCTGTTCCATGGTTGACTCCACCACACGCGCAGTCGCACACAGGACCGCACGCATGAGTGCATCTCCCGTCGCAAGGAGCTCGATTCTCTGTTTTGACGTACTTATCGCCATGAACCTGCCCCATAAAAGTGACATGTCCATCGCAGTCGCACAGATCGATGCGTCTTTCTGTGCTAGAAAATGGGGTCAAGCAATCATCACACTTATGATAATAAAGAATACTCATGGTCTCGTCCTCACCTTCTCGTGTATATACAACCTAAGACAATCACCGCAGTCTTCGCTTAGATCTATTCCATGTCTGCACTCACCATTGCATCCTCTAATACCTGAGTTGCTGCCTGAACAGCAATCGCGTCTCGGTTATAAACTAAGAATGACGCCTTATAATCTCCGCTATCTGTGGGCTTACGAACGCCTACATAATAGCCGTTGTAGCGATCCATAGCGATAGTCCAGCCATTGCGCTTACATATCGCCGCCATTTCCTTGCGATTCTCTCTCGTGAACTTAGCTATGTTCAGCTTAGCCGTTTCATTGGCAATATGAGCTTCGCGCTTGAGGATGATAAGATCGGTGCTGCGCGTCTTCAAGAGCTTATTCGATGTATTCCTACTATGCGGTATGCGAATGTTGGCCGCTTGCACCTTAAATCCCTCAATCTCGCGCTTTGTGCAATCTTCAGCGGCTGAGATTACCTGCTTAAGAATGCGACGCGGGGAGTAACTCATCGTCTCAGTGATGCCAGCGATATCAGCGATCTTCTTCATGTCTACGTTCGTCGCAGCACTCGCCTTACGCTCCAAACTCACTTTCTGCTTCATTGCGCGTTTAATGTCAAGGGCTTCAGAATACCTGAGTTCTTGCTTCCTAGCCGTATGTCTCATGGCTTGGAACTCGTTTTTAGTATGCATCAGAACACAAAGCCTCACTAAGTCCTTATCACTCTGTTCCATACGTTAAATTCCTCCTATGTATTAATAGGGTCAGAATCAATAGCGCCCCAGTCTCCTCTTGATATAGCCTTCCGCGTAATATGTAGTATTCCACTTATTACACATCACGTCTTCTGAAGCATTATTTATTCCTAAGGCAACTATAAGATCGAGGAGACAATTGAGCGCTCTCCACATATCTTCCATGCGCTTCTCATCTTTCCTAGATAGCTTACCTTTCATACATCTTTGTTTCCATTTTCTCAACAAACTCATCAATATCATGTTGATACATGTCAGCCGTATCGATGCCCAGCTTATACAGCAAGATTAGAAGGTTGATAGCAGAATCATATCCGCTAGTGAACATCTTTTCTTATCCTCTCAACATACACATCGATATAGCCATCGTTAGCATAGTCGGACTTCATGTCCATATTCAGCACCTGCCGCCTTAACACCTAAAGATTCTAACAAGTCTAAAAGCTTAGCGACAGATTCACTCATAGCCATCAGCGACGCTGACATTTAGGTATTACTCCCAACTTATGCAGCAATAGAGCTAATCTCTTTATCTTTTCCTCAGCTAGTCCCATGCATCCATAGCACTTGCCATCGCAGCTTCTAGCACAGAAGGTGAGAGTATCCTCGCTATACACAAGATCTTCTATCCACTGCGGAGTTGAAACAAGTAGGCGTTGACCCGCAGAGCTGCGCCACCACGGACGACAACGCGACATGTTTGCGTGGGATCACTCATCTCGGTGTATTACCTCCAACTCTTCCATCCTGTCTACAAACCTATCTATCTCGTCTCTCCATATCTCCCGCGCGCTGTTTATGCCCAGCTTATCCAGCACCACGAGAAGTCTTACTGCACGATTGTACGCTACTATATCCGTGAACACTTTGGTATTATTCCCAACTTAAATAGAAGCGCGCCTAAGAAACAGTGGGCCACAATGTAGTTATGCACGCACACCTCGCTATTGCATCTACTCCTGTACTTAGTATGCCTCACCCTAGTTTGACTCCAACGGTGATACCAGCTTCCATCGCCAGAATCTCTAGTCCAAGTTCCATTCGGCAGCTCAACCTTTCCGCAATAAGGGCATTTCACCTTATCGTTCATACTTAGGTATTACTCCTAGCTTCTTCAAGAATCCGCCTAGCACCGCATACCGTTTAGCCCATACTTCAGCGCATCTTGGGCACGTACCTGAGTTCATCTTCTTATCCACACCTTTGGCCAGCTGATTGCATACCCATCTACCCCACCAGTCGCCATGCGTACTCCGTATGTAAGGCTTACTAGAGGTAGGCCTCTCCTCTCTGCACACTATGCAATGGCTGAACATCCAACCTGCTGATTTCACTAGGGCATACCCCGCGTAAACCCACTAAGGGCCGACGCCCTCTGAGTGGCCATGTATGACCTAGAATTTAACTTAGCTAGCAACTTAACCAACGCGAGGCATGATATTGCCATCATAACATCCCTCCTAGCATTCGGGAAGTGCAGCCATCTTGCGTTCAGGGAAGTAAGCATGGCATTACTGTATGCCACCTCGGCCTTCCGGACACTTCTCTCCCACACATCCATGTGAGGTATTAGGATCAGGATATGAGTCGGGTGGGATATGGGGTTCGGCGTAGCAGTGTCAGTAGGTAGTAGGTAGTAGGTAGTCGGGCTGCTGTCGGTTGGCCTACCGATATAGATCAGCTCGTCCATGAGCCTACTCGGGGAAAGTCTAGATGCCTTTGGACTTCTTATATGCTTCGATCTCTTCTTTTGTGAACACTTTGACAGGTTGGCGACGATTCATCTCATGTTGCTTGTTGGCCACGTAGTTCCACGAGTTGGTGGCAGCTGAGTGAATCATGCCTTTAAAGTGATAGTCGTTTCGTTGCTCTTTCTTCTCTTGGTTCTTAGTCTTCATACATTCTCCTTCGAGTTAAGTCGAATCATTCGACCATTTGTTATATGCTCATTGATTCGGGGCGTGTGTCAATACTTATGCTGCGTCAAAGTTGAGCAGGTCCAAGATCATGTCCACTTCGACCTGTGTCAGATCACGTGCATGCCAATTTGGGGCCATTGGGTATTTGCCAAGTGTCAGTGTGTCCCCTTCGAGCTCAGCCACTGTGGCATTGCCGACAGGCGTGCGGAGTTGGACATAGGTCTTATTGCCGATTGTGTTCAATATGAATTTGCTCATTGTTTGCTCCTATTTATAAGCTGCTTTATTGCCGCTTATAATAATTTATAGTTTCAGAACATTGGGATAGGGCATGGTCGGTGCGTAGCAGTGTCAGTTGGGTGGGACCGAGCTAGATGCCCGATCCCACTCGAACTGTTTACTTATCCGACGAGGTGGCCGAGTCCGAGGGACTTCAGCGACTCGATCTGCTCAGTGGTGAGTTCGACCGACTTGGTCGGCTTGATCTCAGCCACTCGGGCGTCGATGAACTTCTGAATCTCAGCGCGATCGGCTGGGTCCGACTTCGTCTGCAGAAGCAATCTCATCGCCGTGATCTGAGGATCTTTCGAGCCGGCTCGACTTCCGGGATTCTTCGCGACATACGTCACGTTGCCGTTCAGTCGCTTGTCCTTCCGAAGCCAGTTGCTCTGAAGACCTGAGACGTATGCCTTGAGTCCTGAGTCGTCGTACTCACGATCCAACTCGATCCGACCTGCCCGAAACCCTTCGAACAAGATCTGGTTCACCGTCGCCCGCTGTTCCTTGGTCGGCTCGACTCTTGCGTCGAAACTCTCGACTTCGAACACGTTGCACATTGCCGCGAATACCGCTGCCTTTTGGGTCATCTTACTCATAACTAATATCCTCCGTTATGTGTTTTGATAGTTTCGGAATTTCTTGTTTCCGATTTGCTATCGTTCTTATGACTATGTATAGAGTCGGGAAATCGTGATTCATATCTGGATCATATCGATCTCATGTATAGCGTCGGGCCTCGGGCGTAGCAGTGTCAATAAAATAGATGGACCAGGATTTCTCCCAGTCCATCCGGATCTCTTGAGCTGCAGGACCGTTCCATCATCGGCCTTATTTCAGGCTTGAGATGTACTTGCTCGACCGCATAAGACCAATGCTAAGTTATAATTTTAACGACCGAATGCCTATCGGCTCTGACGTCGTCATCTTATGCTCATATATAGAATCGGGGACCTGTGCGTAGCAGTGTCAGTAGCATAGGCGATGGGCAGGAGCGACTATGCTCCCGCCTCATCCCTACACCTATCTCCTAGTCCTCGCAGTCCTGCGTGCACTCCCTGCAGGTGCAGGTGTGCTCGTCTTGGTCCTCCATGAAGTCCTCGAACGCCTTCATGTCCTCTGTCTTCTCGTCCTCAATCACTATCGCCTTCTCCTTCATCTTGCCAGCCATGCATCCTCCTTTCTTGGACACCGAAGTGTCCTTACCAACCACAGGATTAACCTCATGCCACCTTCCTTTCAGTTGAGTATTCAATCTCGTTCCCAAGGATCTCGATCAACAATCCCTGCCGGTGAGCGATGCTCTTCAGGATCTCGGTCCTTCCCAGCAGAAGCTCTATCATGCGGTCTACGTTCCCGCCTCTCTTGGCCATGCTGCAGTTCATCCCGTTGACAGCCAAGTCCCTGCTCAGCTCTCTTATCTCCACCATCAAACTCTCTTTGGTTCTCATAATCTCTCCTTATGTCCTTCCTTAGTTTCAGATGCTCAGCCAGACGACCAGCACGATCCCAATCCCTACCGCCAGCAGTCTCCATACTGCCTTCCTATACTCGGCCTCACTCACCTTCTCAGTCTCAAAGTAAACTCTCATACGTCCTCCGTTATCTCTTAGTGTTGTATAGTCTCGGGTTTCTAAGCTGCCCGAGTTTAAAACAGGGCCCGCTGGCCTTGCCTTACAAGGGATCCCTTGAGTCGGGACCGGCACCCGCTGCGCGCCTACTATGCACGTGACCACTTTCCTAATAGGTCAACTCAGGTACCAGTACCTCCTAATAGGTATAAATATAAAATGTTAACATCTCAGCGATACCCAAATTACCTGCCACACCGCAAACTGATGTATCTCTTGTGGCAACTGAAAGTTATTAACTATAAAACCTACAAACACTACTTAAGCGTTCTCTACCCTCACCAATAAATATGTTCACGGCAATACTTCAACCCGATACGCAGCCCACCCGCAACCTACTCATCTTGCTCCTGAAGCTCAACATCATCAAGGTCCCATACGGCAACAGCAACGCCCTCAACCTCTTATCTCCTAAAGCTCATCACCGGTTCGCTACTCTCTACATATAGCTACACCTGATACAATCAAGTTATGGAGTACCTCTCTTTCGCTAAGAACGGGCAGTGGACCTTGCATAAGGCGCTAGACGCGCCGAAGGACATGGACAAACCCGGCGGCAAGCCGTTTAAGTCTTACTCGCAGGCCACGCAAGAAGGGCGTCTTCGCGATGACCGCGGTACTCAAGGTGCTCTCCACGACTTCGGCGGAGGAAAGCGCCCGAAGCCTGCGCACCTCATCGGTCGCAAGACGTGGGGCGAGGTGTCCCATCGCGTGGACTCCGTGTACGCCGACACAAACCCCGGTGTGGGCCAATAGTATAATTTCGCAATGATCCACGGGATGACCTGTGCTTGCGCGTACTGCTCTTATCATCAGAAGTATAACCGCTGCGTGCCCTCGCCAGAGAGTTATAAGTTTATAGCCATGTTCAATCTAGTTGTTCTGCTTAATAAGTTCGGCATACGCGCGTCCGTCTGGCAAGACGGCGCGGGAGAGTATATCTTGAGGGGACCGTTAAGATGAAGGTGTACTTAAGGTACGTCATCGCTCTCAGCGAGAGCGAGAGGTGCTACAACTCTGTCGTGGACCTTCTGCACCTGCTGCAGAGCCTACGGATAGGTAACGAGGCGCAGTATACTCGCATGGCTAATTATATGAGCCCGTACAGGTTTGACAAGTTGAGAAAGAAGTGCAAGAACTATGATCCGACTTAGGGGAGGGAGGGCCGCCTGATTGCATCAGGAAAGAGAGCGAGCACACTCTTTAAAGAGGTAGTTGTATAAAACCCTCATGATGGGAAAGAGAAGGCGACGGATGAGTACCCACTATGTACATATCGGTGCCAGTAGATACGAACCCTACCTCACCGACAAAGAGGCCGCAAATTGTAAGCTGAGATTTTTCCCTAACATACAAGATCCAAGTTTAGAGAGGCAACATTACTTTGCGCATAGCAAGGAGTACCAGCTTTGGAATCCACTTCGATATTCTAAGGTGATACCCATGGATCACTATATGGTTATATATGAAGCGAGGAAAGATTGAAGAAATTTGTTGTAACCCTACTTATTACAGCTTTACTAATATTAGTGCCAACCATTGCCAAGTCTGGGACATTCTTAAGATATGGTCTTGGGGTTTTTAACAGTAGTGAGTATGGCACTGGAGAATCTAAAACTTTCTCGCTAGGATACGAGGAGGAATGGTTTGGTCCATTAATCAGACAATATGAGATTGGGCTATTTACCGACAGCGGCGGTGGCGGTAGGAAGGGTTCTGGATACGGAAACTACTCCATCGGCATCGAGGTAAATCCTGGATACTTCGTGATGAGATCTCTGTGGGGCATTGGAGTTATAACCACGTCAGATTCTATGTTGGGCGGTTGGTTTGAATTTAACCAAGATTTATTCATAGGCGTCAGAGATGATAGAAACCGCATGATTGGCTTCGACTATAAACATATCTCTTCTGGAGGCATCTACACTCCTAACATGGGTAGAGATTTTATAGTAGTTCACGTGGAGATCCCATGGTAAAAGACGACTTGAGAGATAGATCTAAAGAGGATCTACTCGACTTATTAGCGAAACTCGGTATTAAGTCTGCAAGGAGTCCACTCTTCTTGCGACTCGAAAATTTTCAGGAGTTTCTTCGACGCGTTCAGGGCGACTGGAAATCCTGATATGCGCAATGTCGGGAAATATAGTTAGTTAGACTTCACTCCGCATCGGGTACGGTGCTCGTGCAATAGAGTTTGTATGAAAGCCCTGAGTTCCATGCGGTAAAAGAGGTCGATGAGCTCTTTATGATCGCGCTTAACATCAATCTTATCGATGCGGCCTTCCATATAGTGTCCTTTGCTGAGGGTGAACAGAAAGATGAGATGTTCAGTGGTCTTAATGATTTAGCCATTGGTTCTCCCATCCGCCATAGCTAGTACGGCTAAGGAATATTATAGCAGATTTTGAGTTTAGATTGGCTTGATGTAACCTAAAAGCTTATAGACAAAGATAATAAGATCCATCTTCATCTTAAAATCGTGGTGAGCTCTCTCTAATTCTTTTACGTCCGTAACTACTTTTTGTCCCACTTGTGATCCGTTATCTCCATGTCCTCGTCTACCAGATAATGATGAGCCAGAACATCCTGCGCCATCTTTAATCTCTGCGGTTGGCTGGGAGGGATTGGATTTAAGAACTCTGGCAAGCATATGGCTCTGAATGGACATCGTTTACACCTGTTAGATTCTAGGCATTGCCCGTCTAACTTCGCTATCTCCTCAAGGACATCTTTATCGCTGTCAGTGAGTGCCATTCAGTCTGCCTCAATAATTCTTTGAAGCGTTATATCTGCGTGTTTACTAATGGCAGCTTCTTTATACCTTGTATCTGCTTCTTCTTCACTTAATCCATCTATGTTAAGTGCTTCTACACAACTCATAAAACTACCGTTATCTGACCTAGTTAAGCGACTCAACGGACAATCCTTACATATGGCTGGTCTAGCCCAACAACAGCTGCCTTCTTCTGCAATAATGCGCTCAAGTATCGATACCCCATCCATAGAATCGGAAATCCCGTTCTTCTATTGTACAGGACAATCTACTAGGGTCGTCGATGGTATAATTGAGTCTAGGAATTAAGTGACCCGTGAATCAAGGAAATCAACCTCCAGAAACTGACAAGCCTTTTGAAGGGCCGTTTGGTGCATCAGCGGTATATCCAGCGCCCGCTATAACTCCTACATCTGTACCTAGCGAGATGCCATTCTTTAACCCAGATGTCAGCATAAGAGGTGCGAGCTTTGATCAGATACTTCAACAGCGTGGGATTCGTATGATCCACGAGAAGGCAACTCCGTGTCCAAATATTCTCACTGTTGACAGCAATGCTCACGAGCCCAACTGTCCCTTCTGTGACAACAACGGATTTCTACATTATGGAAAAGAAGAAATCTGGGGAGTATTCTCTGGCAACTCGATACAGAAGACGTTTGAAGCGCACGGTGTATGGGAAATCGGTAGCGCAGTTATAACTCTACCTACTCACTATCCAGACGGCATTACCCCTGCTGACTTTAATAGCTTTGATAAACTTACGTTGCCTGATTTTATGGTTAGACTTTGGGAACTTAAAGAATACGAACCTCGCCCAGGTAATATTCAGGAATTGCGTTATCCTATAAAGAAGGTTGAGTACGTTAGCACCATCTCAAGAGATGGCAAAACATTAAAGCAGTTTCAAGAAGGTGTAGACTTTAACATAAATAGTGATGGAGATATAGCTTGGGTAGCCGGCAAAACTCCCGACTACGACCCTAACACTGAGCACGGTGAAGTTCTCACTTGGTCCTTTCAATCTAACCCCGTGTACCTAGTAGTGCAGTGCCTGCGTGAACTTAGGATAACACAGGAAATGGTGGGTGGTCAGAAGACACCTAGAAAATTACCTCAACAGATTCTCGTAAAGAGAGATTTCTTGCCTACCGCCTCCGAAACCGTAGTTAAACCATGACGTTAACTCTTGACTTAAGTTATAATATATATAGCACTGGATGGGAGCTACGTTAATCTATGCCACAAGCGGTCTCTAGAAGACAATATCGCATGATGATGGCCATCGTTCACGGTAACGTGAAGGACGGACCGCGTGGTCGTCCCCCAAAGTCGGTTGCGGCCAAATATACCAGTCCTGGTAAGGATGCTCCTGATTCAAAGCACGAAGATAGAGGCGGCACGTGGGGCGAGAAGCATCACGCAGCAGCCAAGGAAAAAGTGAAAGAAGATCGCATAAAGAGAAAGAAGTCCAAGAAGGACTTAAAGAAAGCTTTTGACGAATATCTTGAGAAGAAGATAAAGGGTAAGTGCGCTGCCACCATGATTATGGACCAGCACAATAGAATTCTGCTTGGAACCCACAACAAGGGCGGACTAGCTTTCCCTGGTGGACATTTAGAAAACAACGAAGGCTTTGAGCAAGCTGCACTTAGAGAACTTCACGAAGAAGCAGGTGTGGTTGGTAGATTGTCCACTGAGATCTTCAGAGGCACAACCGATAGTAACGAGACAGTTGTATATCTGGCAGAGATCGTAAGCGGTAAACCTAAGAGTACTAAGAGTGACAAGGGTTACGAATCCATGACCGATTGGAAATGGTATGAGCTAGACCAGATTCCTTGGGATAAACTTCGTGACTGCTGCAAGAAACCCATTAAAGAATTCGTAGCAAAAAGATTTGGTAAATCCCTCAAGGGCATGATTGCCTTAGAAACTTTAGAAAAAAACATTATCCGCCAGAAAGGCGACGCTGTATTTGAGGTAACGCACGGCGATGCTCTCAAGCTGGTTGGTAACGGCATGTTTAGAACTCTTCGCTCTATCGTAAAGGGTATGGGCGACGAAGATTTTAAAGACGTTCATATCGACACGCACGTCCTAAGTATTAGGAAACATATGAACGACGTCTACTCTGGTAGACTCAACGATGGGCATAAAACCGTATACCAATTCACAAACAAGTCTCTTCCTGAACTCACTGCCGCCCTAATGAGCGTCTTTGAATGGTATCTTCCAGAAGATGAGAAGGAACTTCACGCCCTATACGACGATGGAATCTCTGACGACGCTATTCATGGTGGTCTAAATACGCTTATTGAAAATTATAAAAGACACAATATCGGCGACATATACGAAGAGATGGAAACCATACGTGAGCAACTTCGCAATGGGATGGCAGTGGATCTTCAGCAAGTTGAATCAAGGATAATGGGTTTATTTGACAAACTTGAAACAGTGATGCACGACATCACCGGCAAGCACAATCATCTAGTGGAATCTGTGGGTAAAGACATAGACGAACTTGAGTCAAAATTAAGAGAACTTCAAAACAAAATCGAAGATGTAGATAAAGGTCCGCAAGTAGTGGAAGCCTTCTCTGCTAATCCTGCAAACAAGGATAAGGTTCACGATGAGTATTACTCGTATCTTAGCAAGCCTAAGATAGAGATATCACCCAGCGGTAAGATTACTATAACGTTTGCCCATGATTGGCAGGATCTTGAGAAGGAAAACTTCCTTAAAGATCTTAGGGTAAAAGCCCTCGGTAAGAAGGAAAAATGACTTGCACATTCGAGGGTTGCACAGCAGAGTTAAGCAAAAGAACAAGAGGAGTCTATTGTCAAAGACATAGACGTGTAATGTATACACGTAAATGGAGCAATAAACATAAAGAGTATTCTGCCAATAGGTATCAATTAGAAAAGGAAAAGGTAAGAGCTCGTATAGCTTCCATACCTAGAGAAAAAACATTAGCAAAAAATAAAGCTTGGTATCAAAACAACAAAGATAGAGCTAAAAAGGTTAGTGCTAATTGGGCTAAAAATAATCCACATAAGAAAGCAAAAATATCTGCTCAATATAGAGCCTCTAAACTAACGGCAACACCTAAGTGGTTAAATGATGAACAAAAAATAGCTATAGAGTTGTTTTATAAAAATAGACCTAAGATTTGCCACGTAGATCATATAGTGCCACTACAAGGTAAAGAAGTAAGAGGACTTCACGTACCCTGGAATTTGCAATATTTGACGATTTCTGAAAATTGTAGTAAGGGAAATCGCAATGCCTAACATTCTTTTCGAACTAGAACAATTAAGATACACCCTTAGGAATAAGGGATTGGATTCAAGTAGCGTTGAGACTATAGTGAGCAATGCTAGTCGCGAGATCAATGCTGCGTTTACGCAGCAAGCAGAAGCGGCTATGCAGCTAGCCATTGAGTCTGGTGTCGAGAAGCGTTCAGCTGAGTTCATAAATGAACTTCAGATGGACAACGTCAATATGGAGTTAACAACAGAGTCAGGCAACATGGAGTTTACAGAGCCACCATATCCGATGTTGTCACGTCTCCTGCAGAACGCTAAGCCCATGAAGGATGGCAGCGGAGTATATAAAATAATTCCAGTTGGAGGACCTAGCGGCAATAGACCTAAAGTGTCCACCAATATCTATGACGCAATGAAGAAGATAAACGCTGAGCGCATTGAAAGTGCTAAGAAGCAATATAGCTCTGTAAGTCCTAAGGAATCAAAGTTTCGCACAGCGACCAGTAAGCAAGATGCAAGTACTCAATGGGTTAAGCCTGTTCAAACTAAAGATTTCTCTCAGGAGATGCGTTCCATAAATAATGAACTAGTGAGAACTATGGACAGCATAGTTAGAGACATCATTAGAAGTTATGAAGAAGGGTTTTGATATGTATAAAAGTAAGTATCAAAACAAATGTTTACGGTGTCAGAAAGAGTGGAATAGCCACTGTCCTGGTAATTTTTGCTCTAACCATTGTTGGTACCAGAAGAAAAATGCTAATAGAAAGGCGTCTGTTAACTTAGAAAAGTCATGCGCAGTATGTAATACTGTTTTTGCGGCTCAAAAGATATCTACCAAATACTGTTCAACTCAGTGCAACAATCACGATTGGTTTAAAAAGCATCCTGAAGAGCATAATTTTAAGGAAGCAAAGAGAAGGGCAGCAAAGTTGAATGCCACCCCTAAATGGCTCACTGAGGAACATTGGGATCAAATTAAATATATGTATGAGTCGTGCCCAGAAGGTTATCATGTAGATCACGTAGTTCCATTACAGGGTGAAAATGTCAGCGGATTGCATACGCCGTGGAATCTACAACATCTTCCTGCTAGAGACAACATAATTAAGGGAAATAGGGTGTAATTATGCCGTTTGTTTTCCCAGAAATCGTAGTTAGAAAGTTAATTGACTTTGGAATAAAGCAACTTAGACAGAATAAGCCAGCCTTCGATGATCTGTTTGCTATGTTTCTTCAAGATGAACTTAATAAGGACTATGGTCCTGAGTACAGAGATCAAATTTGGCAGTGGTTCAGCACCACTAAGATTCCTGTAGTTCAAGCTTGGTCCTTTAATGCTCAAAAGATTCCGTGCATAAGCATTCACTTAGCTAACGAGACAGAAGATGAGTCTAAGGCAGCTTTTGACGACATAGCGGGGGTCGGTGCCGATTCTGACATGGGCACTGGGGTATTCACTGTCATGGTAGACGTTGGTATTCATACTGCTAGGGGCGGCGATCACGTTTTGTGGCTATATTACATAGTTTCATACATATTGTTTAAGTATAAGCCGATGGCTCACAGATTGGGTTTAAAATTACAAACGTATAGTGCCTCTGACTATAGTAAAGACGCAGACAAGATGGCCAACAGTATCTGGACCAGATGGGTCAGATTTAGGTGTACAACTCAGAACTTTTGGGACGCCGATCCACTTAGAGAATTCGAGGACATCAATACTCATGCTGCGATCTTAGAGGATCCTTCTGAGGACATAGCGGCTAGTTTAGACGTCGATTTGGACAGGGTTGATAGAACAGCGAATAAGGGCGTTATAGCAGAACGTCCAGCTAGCAATGACGAGTACGATCCGCTCATAGATGGTGACGAAGATGACATTGATAAGGCCAACATTTAACTACTTAAGTGCGTTAATATTAAGTAAGGAGCAAGATATGACCGAAATGCATCAAGAAGCCGCAAAATTAGATTTTGACGCTTGGTGGATTCTCACAGAGAATAAGATTCCTGGACATCACTATAAAGAGATCATTCAAGCTGATTTTCGTGCTAGGGGATTGTCTTCAAAGGAAACTATGCAGTCCTATAACGAGGCACTGAAGAAGTACGGCTTGAAATTGAGCTAACTAACTATAGCATCATGTTATAATTAGGATTGACTTAACTGACTTAGGAGAATTGCTATGGCAATCAATGTATCATTTAATGGAGCTACAATTTACAAGCCAGGCGCTTACTCTAGAGAGCTAATCGACCTTGGCGGTGGATTTCCTCTGAGCCCAACTGGCCTCATCGCAATATTCGGCGAATCGTTAGCAGGTCCTCCTGGATCTCAGGTTCCTGATCTTTCGCAAAACGTATTTTCACCAGATCAACTTCCAATGATCCGCAGTATTTATGGTAGCGGACCACTTGTTGATGCATGCAACTTCTTGTTCGCACCTGGCGCTGATGGCGCACTTCCTGGTGGAGCTCAAGCAGTATATATCTACAAGACGAATGCTTCTGCTCGCGCATCGCTAGCGATCGCAAGCAACTTTGGAACAGTGCAAGCTCTTGAGTGGGGTACTGGCGGTAACAAGATTACATATAAAAATGTTCTTGTTCCAGCTTCTCCTGCTTCAGAAGCTTCTTCTGCGACGTTTGATTTGTCTAGCGGTTATTTTTCTGGCGGCGTTGGTGCTCCACATCTAAACGATGCGGAATCTCAAGCTGCTCAAGTTGATGCCGCTGCTGCTTACGTCTCTTTAGCTGGTTTAAGTTTCTCTACGATTCCTAACGTACTCGATGGACAAAGTTTATCAGCGGGTAACTATACATTTGCACCTGGCGATGTAAACTTAGCACAATCTGGCCCTGGAACGTTAACCCTTACTGGTTCAGCTTCTGATGTGTTTGTGTTTAAGACACCAAGCACGTTAACAACTGGTGCTGGTGGCATGCCAACTATTACACTATCTGGTGGCGTACTAGCTTCTAACGTATTCTGGCTTATTGGTTCTACGGCAACTATAAATGTAGGTACCGCTGGCGTATTCAATGGTAACATCATCGCTACGACAAGTATCACAGATACAATGGGTGGCACTGTTAACGGAAGTATGATTGCTCTTGGTGCCGCAGTAACGTTGAGTGCTGCTGCTGTCGTTAATGCACAGATGTCAAGTCAGTTAGGTGCAGCAGCAAGTTTCGGTATCTTGGCTTCAGCAGCCGTTACTCTCTTTGCTGGTAGCGTTATTAACGGTGAAGTAGGTTCAAGTCCAACAGGAACTGTAACTGGATTCTCACCTGGAATGATTCTTTCAGCTGGTGGAACATTAGTTCTTCGCTTAAACGGCGCTGCAACTATTAACACCTTCACGGTTCCTGGTCCCATTGTCACGCGTGCCGCTCTTCAGGCTGCACTAAGTAACGGTGCTAACTGGTCTGGCGGTCTTCCAAGCGGTATTAACTTTATTGTTGGCGGACTTTCCGAAGCTGCAGCAGACCTAACTATCTCTATGGTGAGCTCTGGTAATTTCGAACTTGTAAGCGGATCTTTGCTGGGATCTGGAAATGGTAGATTCAACATTCCTATTGGTCTTGTCGTATCTAGTTCAGAGAATCAAGCAATGATTACGCTTTCCAACAAGCGCGATCTTATAGATGAGTCTGGTGTGGTCGGCGGAAACGTTGTCCTCAAGCTTGGTCGTTTTGGTGCTGGTGGAGTTGCTCCTAAGGTAACCATCAACGCAACGCAGATCTTGCTTATCAACAACTCTGTAACTGAATATTCCATGAACCTAGCTGATTTTGGCACCGTTGCTCAATTGGTTGCGTTCATTAATTCAAGCACTGGCGGATTCTGGTCTGCTGCACTTGGAAGCACACTCTTCGGACAACTTCCTACTTCAGTGCTTGATAAGGTAACAAACTTGGGTGCCATGTCAGCATATACAGGTGACATGCCTGCTCAGATCGTTAAAGATGCCTATGAGGTTGCTCAGTTCTTCGCTCAGTCTTCTATGGCTTCACTCATCCAGACATCTGGACAAGGCATAGTTGGTCTTCCAGCTGCAGCCGCAGAACAATACCTCACCGGTGGAACACTTGGCGCCACGTCTACGGCAGACATCGCTAATGCACTTTCACAGTTTCAGGCAATCCGTGTTAACTCTGTAGTTCCTCTCTTCTCGAGAGACGCTGCAGCAGACATCATCGATGGTCTTACTGACGGAAGCTCTAACTACACCATTCTTGGTATTCATCAAGCCGTTAAGACACATCTTAGCTTGATGGCAACTACGAAGGCGAGATCTGAACGTCAAGGATATCTATCTCTCAAGGACACATATCTAAACTGTAAGATTGAGTCTCAGAACTTAGCCTCTTCACGCTGCCAACTTGTTATTCAGGACATTCGTCAGGTTAACTCGCAGGGCGGATTGCAGTGGTTCATGCCATGGGCTGGAGCTTGCTTGCTAGCCGGCGCTCGCGGCGGTGCACCAGTAGGTTTGCCAATGACCCACAAGTTCTTCAACATGTCGGGTATTCGCCAGACCGCACAGGCTATGACTACGCCTGAAGTACAGATCGTCATGGACTTCAATCCTGGTACTCAGTACGAAGACGCCATCCAGAACGGTATCACCTTCTGGGAGCATCCTCAAACTGGTGGCTTCCGTCTTGTTGTGGACAATACAACTTACGGTGCTGATGGGAATTGGGTATTTAACCGTGCCCACGTTCAATATGCTGCCGACGTTCTTCAATATGATTTCCGTAATCAACTTGAAGCTCTATATATCGGCGTAAAGAACACGGTTTCGGCTGCCGCCGTAAAGAGTTCTTGTGACTCTATCTTGACTGGTTATCTAGCTCAAGGTATTACGGTATCTACCTCTGATGCTCCTAACGGCTATAAGCAGCTAGTTGTTCAGATCGTTGGAAATACGATCAACATCTCTGTTGTCGTTAAGCTCGTCGAAGGTATTGACTTCGTATTGGCTACGATTACTCTACAGAGAGCAACCTCAACAGCGTAAGCTTAAAGGGCTCCACTTCGGTGGGGCCTTTTATTTAAGGCAATATGGGCGAAGTATTAAAATTTGATAAGAATGGTCAGTGGAGTTTAGATAAAGCTCAGATCATTGACATAAAGTCTAGAAAGACTCTCGCTAATCTTCCTAGTAAGCAGACTCCTAAAAAAAGTAGAGTTCAAGATGCTGATACCGGCGAAGGCGTTCGTCCAGAAGGAATGAAGCAGATTACACCTGGTAGATCAGGCACTAACTGGCTGCATGTGGCAGCCGATACAGCATCTCGCGAAATGCCTAAAAAAATAACTAAATGTGAAAATTTACTGGATGAAATGATTGAGTTATTAGAAAAAGCCATACCAGGCGTAAAATCTAACCACATATTTAGTATGGATCATATTCGTAGTGTAGCTACTGCCCCTCATCATGAGGCTGCTAAGGCAATAGCCCATGAAGCAATAAAAAGTAGTAATGCACATGAGCACAACAAAGGAAAAGCTTCCTTGATGGTGGATCAGTCAAAGAACATTAAGCATTTAGCTCAAGGTATGACTAATTTTCACATGGCCAGAGATGCTAAAGTAAGACATCGTTTAAGTGGCCAAAGAGATGATGAGTAACTTAACTAACTCTATGGTATTCTATAAGTGTCTACAATGTTGTGGATTTAAATTCTAGGTAAGCCAGAACCGAACTGGCAGGAGTTATTATGGCAGGTACATTACCATCTTTTATCACTGGCGCAAACGCGCGCATCTCCGTTGGCGGAGTTACGTTCGCGTACGCATCGGACGTCTCTTACCAGGTAGTCGTTGACACGGTGCCTATTGAGACCATGGGCCGTTACGAAGCAGTAACGAACGAACCCGTAAACTACAGCGTAGCTGGTGAACTTAGTGTGGTTCGCTACACTAAATTAGCTGCGACGTTGGCAGGTCAGGTTACTCCTCCACGAGGCAGTGTCGGTACCGGCAACGGTCTCGGAAACGTAAACGTTGGTGGACAGCCACTCTCTAATCACATCAATCCTGGAAACATCTTGATGTCTAAGTCATGGGACCTCAACGTATACCAGAAGACACAGAACACTCTTCCTGATTCTAACGAGATCGCATTCATCAATATCTCCGACTGTAGATTCAACAGAATGACAGCAGGCATTAACAAGCGCGGCATCCTAGTAGATCGCCTATCGTTTGTTGGCATCATGCTTCAAGATGATTCTTTCTCAGCAACGCACTCTGGTGACATTGACCTCAGCAGCGGTTAATCCTTAAACTCAATTAAGTCGCGATAATGGGTACCTTAACCGGTACCCATTTTTGTTTCTAAGTTAACCCGTTCAGACTTATAATTAGCGTATGGCTGGCATTAAACCATTTTTTATTACTGGAGACAAGCTTAAAATTAGGCTAGATGGCAAAACTATAGCCTTCGCTACCGATTTAACGTGCTCTATCCAGATCATACATCAAACTCCGCATGTTTTGGGTGTTTATGAGGGAGTCAGCGTAGAACCACTTTCTTACAATGTGTCTGGTAGCTTTAGCATTGTTAGGTATGTTCATAACGCTATAGCAAATATAGGCACAGCACCACCTGGCGTCAGTCCACTTGATGTTGGTAATAGTGCTGGTACTTGGGGCAGCGGTGGCTACGGAAACGTGCTGTCAACAATTGGTGGTGCTCAAGGTAGAGCACACGAGGCCCTTGATCCTAGTACGTACTCTCAAGGAACTACGTTCGACATAGAAGTTTATCAAAGCATCAATGGCAGCATCGCCGAAGACAGCATGTTGGGCGTCATAAAGATAAGATCAGCCAGGATAACTAAGGCTGATTTTGGCGTCAGCAAGAAAGCTCCCGCGATGGATAGATTTGATTTTGTCGCGCTGTACGTCGATGGGGACGTCACTCAAGCTAAGGCATCAGGAACAGGTCAGCAGAATAGCTAAATATGGCACCAAATACAGGTTTTGACAATAATCCAAATATCGTTACTAACATTGCTGGCAATGTTGCGGGCATATTAAGCACCCGTCCTAACGCAAAATTCATGAGTGGTGCGAGATGCACACTTAAAGTTAATGGACAACTTGTAGGTTTTGCATTTGGCATAAGTTGGACTATAAATACCATGGTAACTGAAATTAATACCATAGATGACTATCTTCCTTATGAACTAGCTCCTCAGAGAGTTACAGTAGAAGGAACGATATCGGCCCTTCATCCTCCAGGCATAAGTGCGACAACACTTGCATGGCAACCAGATGTACTTTCTTTTTTGTTTGCTCCATATATCGCTATAGAGGCAAGAGATGCTGCTACTAACCAGATAATATTTGCTACAGATAAGGCAACCATAATTAGTCGCACAGAAGATATAAAGATTGATTCATTGTCTAACATTACGCTTAGATGGAGAGCTATCGGCTTCTTAGATGAGAAAACTCCTGTTACACCTAACAACTATAATCAGCCTGCTCCTCCAACTTCACCTGGTGGACCTAGTGCTCCTAAGACAAGTCTAGTGGGAAATGACAATGGTAGCTCTAATTTACCAAAGGTACTTAATGCAAATGGTACGCCAAACGGCAATATTACTTAGTATAATAGCATAGAGGTTTAATCCATGGAACTACCTAACAACGAGACTACATTTGATATAGATGTCGTAGGCGACACAACATTTAAGCGTTATGAAGGGCAATTCAATGTGCGTTGCATCCTCACCATGGGTCAGAAACACGCCATGGAGTTGGAGAAGACGCGCCTGTTAGGTAACTATGCAAATCCAACAGAGGATCTTGTGGGTATAGCAATAATCTTTGCCAACCTAAGAGCTAAGGTTATCGATGGTCCTGAGTTTTGGAAGCAAAGTCAGGGTGGAGCTACTATAAAAGATGAAAATGTCTTAGTGGAAGTATACAATAAGATCTTAAAGGCAGAAACCGAATGGCGCGAGAAAGTGAAAGAGATGGCAGCACCGAAGGAGCAGCCGAACTCTCAACCGCAGACGCAATAAGACAGATTGCTGCTAGCAATGCTAGGGCCAGTCTTACAAACGAGGATCAACTTCTCCTATTTCTTAAGAGTTGGTGGTCTAGAACCTATAATCGTCCTCTAAAAGATCCACTATTGTTATCTTATACTCTTGAAGAACTACTATATGAGTTCTACGACCGCATTGAGCGAAAGACTGCCGAAGAAGAGCGCATAAAGGCGGAAGAGGAAAAGCAAGAAGATACTAAAGAAAAGGCTGTTCAAGATTGGGCCGAGAAGATGGAGCGAGAGGAGATGGAGAAAGCCAAAACCGCTCAAATCGCTAAAGAAGCCGCAAAGATTCAAGACCCAACAAAGGACCCAGATAACATAAAGTGGATGGAAGAGCAGATTAAGTTAGCTAAAAAGGTACATGGGGACTCATTTGGGGAAGACATTGAGACTAACTTTGACGAGCCACAATCTTAAGTCTTTTAAGTTATAATATAACTCATGGCCGACAACGACGACATCAATAGAAGCGGTAATCAAAACGTACCCAATCGACCCTTTGATTTTGGCATGTCTAGAATGTCCGACATAGGTAGATCTGCAGGCATTATCTCGGCCGAGCAAGAAGGATTAAGAGCTGCAGCTAGAGAAGGTAGAAGAAATCTTGCTGCTTACAGTAAACTTACCCCACAGGATCGCATGGGAGAGTTTGGTCAGTGGTTACATCGTACTGCGGTCAATGGACTTAGAAAAGAGCCTAGAATTAGGATCGGTGTAGAATCGAGCGAACAAAGACACAACCTACAAGCCGTAAATGCTATTTCTTCTGAATTTAGTGATGTTGGGATAGCTCGTAAGATGAGAGAAATTAGCGATCTGCCTAACGTGCAGATGGCGGCGACCGGCATGATGGGTACATCGTACGAAGAGAATATTGGGCGTCGTTCTGAACTTATAAATCAAATAAAATCTATTGGAGCTATTAATACGCAAGCTGCGGGTTTCTTTACGCGTAGAGGACGCGTTGATCCAAACGTTCAAGCTGGAATGGAGCGAAGAACTGGACTAGCTAATCAGCTCACTATGGAACTAGGCACTATAAATGCTGCTGTTACTCAGCAAGAAAGATTAGGATTAGATCCTGAGTCTAGAATAGCCTCTGTTCGTAGACAGGCTGCGCGAGCTAATGAAGGCATAGTGATGCCTGGACAAGTCGGAACAGAATTAGCATCTGGACAGGGGTTGGGAGCAAGAAGTTTAAAGCAGTTAAAAGAAGATGAAGCCGCTGCGGCAGATAAACTCATACAAACACTTAAGAATTTAGATAATGCGGCGGGTGATGCAAAGACAGGCTTTTTGAAAACTGCCGAGGAGACAGGTGCTAAGTTAAAAGAAATACAGGAAGCTAAAAGGCAAATTGGTTCAGGTGGACGAGGTTTTGGTAACTGGGGACAAGGATTGGGAGCCGTTCTTGGTTTAGCTGGTAAGGCCAGTCAAGAGATTTTTCTAGGTCAAACCAACACCATAACCGGTAACAGTATCACTGCGGCCTCGCTGACAAACAACTTATTTGATCGTAGAAGAGCAGCTCTAGCTGGAGATATGACCCAGTTAACTATGTTAACTAGTGGCGTATTTCAAGGAGCACAAGCAGAAGGAGCGGTTAATAAAAGGACGTCTGCCATAACGGATAGCCTAATGGGTGCTGGAGGATTAATAGGTGGTGGCGCTACTATAGCTGCCGCTGGTGCACTTGCATCGTCTACAGGTATTGGAGCCGCGCTTGGTGTACCAATGATGATGATAGGTGGAGCAACAATGGCCATTGGAGGCGCCATAAAGGGTATCAATGTTATGCGCGGCGCTGATTCAAACGCAGAGAAGCTTGCTGAAGAGCAGAGACAAATAGCTCTAGCTGCGGAAATGGCTCATGTTCCTGGCGCCTATCGACAGAGACTTTACGATTTTAGTATGGGTGCTAGAGGAGCTGCTCTAGAAGCCGGAGGTTGGGCAGGGGCAGACTTTTTAAATCAAACTGTAGGTACCGGCAGTGCTAATAATTTAGGACGTATGCAAAGGGCCCGCATAGGCACTGAACAGTTTAGCGCATTTGCTGCACAAGGTTTTGGTCAGCAAGGAAACGTGTTTGACACAGAGCAGATATATGCGGCGCGCGCTATGGAGCGTGCTAGTTTTGGTTCCATGGGACGAAACATGGAAAGAATGGGAACTCTGGCACAAGCTGGATCTAACAATCCACTAACGGGATTACAGTCCGTCCTAGAAGCTGCATTCACTAAGTCTTTAGATGGTTCTAAGGTTCTCGATATGATGGTTCAAAATACTGCTGCTATGGCAGCGGCAAGTGTTGGCAATACCATGATGGGACTTGACACAACTGGTAGTTCTGCTAGAATTCTTGCTAACCTTGTAAATCCAGACTTAAAAAATGAACCAATGGCTGTTAATAGAGCTGCTACGGCCGCGGGAATACTTAACGACGTTAATACCAACATGGGCACGGGATTTGCCGAGATGGCGGGCACTACCGCCGTGGCTCGCGCTACAGGGAAAGATTGGCTCACAGCAGTTAACCTAAGAGGGTTAAAAAATCAAGATCGTGATGCCTTAAAGACCGAAGCATTAAGAATACAAAAAATGACGGGAGCAGATAGAGCAGGCGCCGAAGCTAAATTAGCCGATCAACTTGTTAGTGCTGGCCTTATTGATTTTACTAAGGGTTCTACTGTTAACACTAAGGGATTATTAACAGGTTTAGAAGCAGCAAATCAGCAAATTTATAGAAAGTTAATACCAGGTATAAACCCAAGTCTTCCAGGCTTTTCAGAACTTTCTACAGGTCAGATGTCTTTAGAACAAGCAAAGACTAAATTTCCTGATCTATTTGCTGCAGTTACAAAAGCGGCTCCTGCTATGTTAGGACTGACTGGTAGAGAAGCTGCCACAAGAGGAGAAGGACTAGGAGTTACAGCTTCTGGTGCCGCAAAAGCAGAAAGTCTTCTAAGTGGTAAGGGAGAAGCTCAAAAGGTTCTTGATGATCTCGCAACTAGACAGTTTACTGAGATGACCAAAGAGGCTAAGGCTGCAGCAGAACAATTAGGTGGTGTGAGCGCCGCATTGGAGAAGATAGATAAAGCGTCGGCCGCTTTAGCCGGTAAATTAGGCGACAAAACCTCTGATAAGGTGATGGCTTCTTCAGCAGAGGCCGCGAAGAGCTTTGAGATGGGGGCAGAGACCTTCACAACAGGTGTTACAAACTTTGGAACAATACTAAATAACTTTGCTAGGAACATAGGGGTAAGGGTTCCAGCGGCAGAAGCCAATAAATCAGGTAAACGTTAATGGCTGCCCCTCAACATAAAATTACGGCACCACACGCAGCAGTGATTGTTTGGAACTACGATGATAAGGGGGGATTACAACCATTCACTCCAACTTCCGTAAACGACGTTAAACAAAAAATTATAAGTACCTTATCTTGTATATCAATAACCACTGAGAAAACAAAGTCTAACCCACAAGGTTCATTCAGATTAATCTTGTCTCCATATAAAGATTGGATTTCTACGATAACGCCCGGCAGTTGGTGTGTTTTGCTTATGTCTCAAAAGCCTATAACCGCCGATGACTTAAATAGGGCAGATCCAGATAAAGTTAAGATGATAGGTAAGATAGACAGCGTACGAGTCGATACTAGCATAGATGACACAGGCACTCGCAGAACTCAATATATAGTTACTGGCATTGATTGGGGGTATATCTTTAACAACTCAATTTATGTTGATAACTATCTATCTGCTAGCGGTGAACCTAAAACACAGGGTCAAGGTGTGGCAACAGCCATGCAACACATGCTGTTTGGTAAGGATGGAGTACCAAAGAGTGATACTGTACCATCGTTATTAAGAAGTTTAATAGGATTGTTTGGGCAACCAATTCGGGGTTTTACAGAACAAGGTAAGGATATAAATCGTCTAGCTAATGCTGTGTATAACTTTTTAATACCGCAACAGATGGTTACTTACTTCAATTTTATAGGTCCAAACGAAGAGACATCCGAATCGCAAAAGTTAAACGAGATATTAACTCTTAAAACTGGAAGTTTGACATCAAGTGATACTTATAACGGAGAAGCTGAAGCTGTTGGATTTATAGATCCTTATAGCTTGCAGGGCCAACATACGTTTTGGCAAGTACTTCAGGATAATAGTAATCCTGCTTTAAACGAGATGCTGTGTGATCTTAGGTGGGAAAATGGTGGTCTTAAGTTAGTTCTATACAATAGAATTAAACCATTCTCATTCAGCGATTTTAACCCAGGTCAAGATGAGTACGGCGGACTAAAATCTTACTTCCAGAACGTGCGTACGGTTGATATAGATGATATAGATGTTATAAGCGTCAACGCTGGAACCAACTGGAACGACAAATATAACTTCATAGAGATTAAGCCGCAGTTTCAGTTCTACGAGATATACGCAAAATGGTACAAACAGAAGGCACAAAGAAGCGATGCCAATGCTTTTTCTAGAGAAGGTTTTAGACCACTCATAGTTGATACAAAACAATTTCCAGCAAAAGTAGGACATGGGGCGGCGGAATCTGAAAACGATCTTATTAAGGCCATTAATTATGATGCTCTTACAAGCTGGACTGCACTTATGGCAGAGTGGTATTTTAACACTCACAGATTGTTGAACGGCACGATGACTATAATTGGTCAGAATACTTACATTGGTGTTGGAGATAATATAAAAATAAACGCCGATCTTATTAGTCCAACTCCAAACTTAACTAGTAGCTCTGTGAATAACCAAACCAATAACTACCTATTAGCACATGTAGAGAACGTTCAGCATAGTTTTACCGTAAAAGAGAATGGCGCTAGACAGTTTATCACGACTATACAATTTGTTAGGGGAATACTGGTTGAGGCCAACGGTCAACCTATTAATGGCGGACTACTCGATAGATATGCCTCAAGTATGTCTCCCGCTGACGATAAAAATACTACTAATACCGTTTCAACCTCAGACACTAGCGATCCTGATCCTCAGAAGGTTAGAGGTACATAATGTCTAATGATACCGTAAAAGACAGTTCGATTTGGTTTGACCCTTCCACACTCAGAACAGGACGTGGTAAGGATCCTTTTCTGCGAATGGGAGTCGTAAAATTTGCAACAGCAGATAAAACGCGCAACGATATCCGTTACCTAGTTGAGATACAGGATAGAAATGACAAGATAAATATCAACTGTCGTATGATGCGTAGGTTTGGTGGAGTTTATAACTATGAAGATGTGATTTATAGAGGTTACAGTACTAACGATATACCAGATCCAATACAGAATTGGGAAGCAAAAGCTGGAGATATTGTTATAGTAGCATTCTTAAACGGAGAAGGAAGAGAAGGGGTCATCTTAGGCGGTATAACACATGCCGCTAGATCTATACAACTCGACCCATCTTTAGGTCCTCAATATCAATCCGAGTTTAATGGAATAAAAACAAGCATAAACGCTGATGGAGAATGGACGTTAACATTTAGGGGACAACCAACTAATTTAAGTACTCTTAAAAATGTTCCGCGAGAAAAGATAGCCGAACCAATGTATGACACCGTTGTAGGTACCACTTACATGAAACTCGACAAGACGGGTAGTTGGATAATAAACGACAATGCAAACAGCGACCCTCAGTTGATACATATCAATAAGACTGCTGGTACTATCACTGTAAATTCTGGTCAAATATCTTTGGTGCTAAGTAAAACGCCTCAATCTGTTGATCTAATATGTAAAACGTTCGCTATGACGGCTAGCACCAGCGTTAAGATAAATAGTCCAAAGGTTGCCATAGGAACAGAGGGTATTGAGTTGTTAAATGAGTTAACACAGTTAATTGATGCACTTGGCAAGGTAATACCCATCTCTCCAGTAGGGCCTTGTACGGCATTAAGTAAGACTCCACAGTGGCCTCAAGTGGAACAGATCAAGTCTAAGATCAATCAGATTAAAGGGACACTCTAAGTCGTAGCGAGTTATAATAACTATATGGGAAATTTGTTCAGTTCACTTCAAGAACGTCTTGGTCTAAGTGCTCCAACTCCTTCTCAGAGCGGAAGAGGAGCAATAAACGATCTAAACAAGGCGCGAGGTCTAAATTTAGACGCTGGCGCATATCAGGTAAATCCAGCCAACTGGTATAGTGCAAAACCTTACGGTTTTAGACTTAATACTAGAGCAGGAAAACAGTTTACGATGTTTCTACCCATTAATCCTAGTAACATAAATATTATTACTAACTTTGCAACGAACATAATACCCACCTTATATGGAACTGTTGAAGAACATTCCGACATTAGATATTATGACATAGTTATAGAGGGTACTACGGGTATGGCTCCAAAGTTTGTATCTCCAATTGATACTACACCTTCTAGTGCTGGAGCTACTAGTTCTAATGGGGCAAATAACGACGCTAGTGCCTATAACAGTCTACAGCAGCCAGGAAGAGCTAAGTATTCTATAAACTCGCCAGTACCGCTCGGTGGATTCTTCTCAAGTACTATTGGTCAAATAACTAATGTGCTTAATCAGGCAAATAAGGCCGTAAGTGCAATAGGCGGTCTATTTGGCGCTGAGCAAGCACAACCTGAAACTGGTCTCTATGTGGATCAAACAGGATATATGGCTTTTCACAATCTATATCGCTTTCTTAAGAAGTACAAGCAGGACGCATCTGGGTTGCGAGATGATGGGACTCCGGGTCTACCGGCACCGTCTCGTCATCCGTTAACTTTTTTTAACTATAAAGACGGTAATGAATATGATGTAGCAATAAGAAGTTTCGTATTAAGAAAGTCCGCCGACAATCCAATGCTTTACTTTTACTCCATCACCATGAGAGCCTATAACATAAGATCGTCAGGTGAAAGTTTGCCAAATGAAGACATCAATCAAAGATTGAAAGATTTAGGTCTTGACGGCGTTAAATCTTCTTCATTATTATCCACCATTAAGAGCATATCTGGCAACGCTAAAGCAGTTGTTGGATCAGTAGTAAATGGTGCCAGCTTACTAGGTAGGTAACTATGTCCACTGTCGTACAGGTATATCAGGACATTGCGAATCTAAACTTATGGTTCAAACTACAGGCCGGTGATCAGCTGACGTTAGCTGATGTGCCTGCGATAATTCCATTAAGATGGACATACTTTAGTGACACGTGGAATCAATTATTACCCAGTCTGTTAAAACAAGTAAGCGGTCAAGAATTTCCAGACTTGTTCAAGCAACAGTTGAACGATTTAACGAACTTTGTAGATGCACAAAGAAATAGTTCAACTATCATAAACCCATTCTCTGACTCATCAATACTTTATAGATTTTACACAGTATTTGATTACATTAAGATACAATCAATAAATCTCAGTGTACAAGAAAATACCATTTTGCAAACCACTATTACTACCGTATCTCAGTATACTAAAAATGATTTTTTAGGTCTTAAGAAAAACTTATCTTCTTATAGAGATGCCCAAGCAGATATATTTGGATTAACTGATCTTACTTATAACTCCACATACGATAGAAGTCCTATAGCTAGTCAAAAAACAGTTGGCGTAACAGATATACAATATCTTGCCACACTAGAAAACACAATAAAAACAATTGATTTTATATTGGCAAACTTATTTGCCGTTGATACGGCAGTAGATCCATTTACGGTAGCAAGAGCTAACGCCAATAATCCTGATATTAACATAGGTCAATATTCATCTGGACAACTTGTTAGATTTAACTACGAAGATGACTTAGAAAAATTGGCTACTAGATACCTAGGAGATCCAGCAAAATGGATTGATATAGCAATTGCTAATGGTCTTCAACCACCGTATATAGATGAGATAGGGCAGAATATTCTATTACAATCTAATGGAAACGGAAATCAAATTAACATTGCAGGCGTTGATAGTTTTGGCATAAGTAATAGCGAAAAATTTTACATTAATCAAACAATATTTTTACAGTCTAATACCCAAAAATTTCCTAACCAAAGAAGCATAATTAACATAAAGCGAATACCCGTTTCTAATGATTTAGTTTTAACCTTGGACGGTGATACTAACTTAAACATATACACAACGGTAGATAACGCCAGCATTTTAGTTTACGCTCCTCATACCATAAACAGTTCACTATTCATATTGATTCCATCTACGCAACCACTGCCCAACCCAAGACAAGAAACAATGCCTTGGTTCTTAGCTAAAAGCGCTGAAGATGAAAAAAGAGCTGGGATAGATTTACTTTTATCAAGCACAGATGACTTGATGTTTACATCAAATCACGACTTAAGTTTAAGTTATGGACTACAAAATGACGTTCAAGCTATGAGACTTAAGATAGTTACTGAACTAGGAGAACTAAGATATCACCCCGGATTTGGTCTAGTTGACGTAATTGGTAATAAAAACAGCAATTTAGACGCAATAAAGGGTTCCATAATAGGATCCTTGACGACACAGGTATCTCAAGATTCAAGATTTGACAGGATAGAAACACTTGATGTTTTCTATAACGCAACAAAAGACACTAGTCCTATCTTTGTTATATCCATGGAAGTAAGACTAGCAGGCGCAAGCAATCAGGTTATCCCAATTAGCTTTAATGTGAACTATACATAACATGGTTTAGAGTAGAATTAGTCTAATGGCTGCATCACAGATCAAAATACAGAGCTTTAATCAGTTTCTCGGAGCAATGATACGTGCCATCATTGCTAATACGCCCCTTAGTGACGTCAATCAAGGTTCTGTATTACTTACTATTTTAGAAGCAGCAGCTGCTAATGACTTTGAAAATTCGACAGCAATTCTAAGTTTACTTAACTTATTAAACATAGATATAGTGTCTAATACAGATCTAGATAATAGGGCCGCTGATCTTGGTTTAACTCGTCAATCTACCGTGCGCTCATCTGGAAATGTTACCTTCTTTAACAACGGTATTACTAAACAGAGTACCAGTTTATACGTCATTAAACCAGCTCCTGTTGCTGGTCAGACAGTTCTATTTGTCAATAATACAACCGATTGGGCATCAAGTGGGACGCTATATATTGGTAGAGGAACAAACTCATTTGAAGGACCGATTACTTATTCGTCTATTACGGTTTTTCCAACGTTCTCGCAGATAAATCTATCTTCCGCCTTACAAAATAATCACTTAATGTCTGATACGGTCATTAATTCACAAGGACAACCAGATAGGGTTATTGCCGCAGGAACAATGGTTTCTATACCTGCCAACAATCAAAATCCAGAAATTGACTTTATAACGTTGAGAGACGCAGTCTTACTGGCTGGAGAAACTCAAGTAGAGAACGTGCCTGCAAACGCCTTAATAGCTGGCTCGATAGGTAACGCCCCCATCAACACTATTATTCAGTTTCAAACCATACCGTTCACAAGTGCTGCAGTATCTAACGCTTCGGCGTTTACCGGTGGTACCGATGTAGAAACAGATCAAGAACTAAGGAACAGAATAAAGTCGTACATAAACACTCTTGCTAGGGGTACGGGGGCAGCTATTCTTGCCGCCGTATACGGAGTATCTGACTCAAGCGATAGTAAACAGGTTGCATCAGCGGTCATAGCAGAACCTCCGAGTGTTGGTGAACCAGCGATTCTATACATCGATGATGGACATGGTTTTCAACCCTCATACGCGGGTCAATCTGTTGATACGCTTCTAACTAACGCAACCGGTAAGGAAAAATTCTTACAACTCGCCAACTATCCCGTAGCTAGGCCACAAGTTGTCAATGTTGGCATAGGACCCTTTTCTATTGTCGATCAGTCCTTTCTCAATGTTTCCGTAGATGGTGAAGAAGAAACTATAATCTTCCGTACGACCGATTTCGTTAACATATCTGCTGCTCAAGTTGCTGAGATAGTTGTAGCAATAAATAGTCAGTCTATAAATTTTAGTGCTAGATTAACAAACAATTCAAACAATATTCTTTTATATCCAAAGGCGTTTGACGCTGAGATTATCCAAGTTGTTCCTCAACAACCATTAGACGTACCTTCACTTTACGTCAACAGTCTCTTACAGTTTCCGGTATCTGAGTTCTCTTTTATATCTCTGTATCAGAATAATGACATACTTAGAGAAAAATCTATTACTGCCCACGTTGAGTCGGCCCCATTTGCATCATGGAACGTTATAAGCGCAGAAGATCTGATTATCTCAGTTGATAATACGCCTGAGCAAGATAGAACCTTCAACCTAAGTAGCTTTCCTGGTGCGTCTACTTTTGCATCATTAACGTTAGCAGATTGGGTAAGGGCCTTTAATAGTCAATTTGCTGGTATTACGGCAATAGCAACAGCTAATCAGACGATGAAGATAAATTCAAATCAGAGTGGTGCGTCTTCAGCACTTAATGTCTCTGGTGGAACTCTACTTGCCAAAATGTTTCCTACGCAGCCTACGACGTCTACTGGTCAAACTGGACAGTTTGTACTTAACAGACAAACGGGTAACCTTGAAATCCTAAGTCTTATTAACAAAGGTGACAATATT